CTCCGGGTACAGATCCAAAGCTGGAAAGGTACGAAGAAAACTATATGGAGATGCTGTCAAGTTTAAAGAACAAAGATCCAGATCTTTTGACCGCTGGAGAATACTTGGCTGCTACGGATTATGAAAATAAAAAGGCGGAGTCTGCTCCGATATCGGGTACGCAAGTTGCGAGTGCGGGTAGCTTGTCTGGTCTAACGACTGATTTTCAGCCTTTGCTTGTGGATGATGTAGAGTTTCTTGGTTTTCCAGAGGCAGATCCTATGTCTGCTCAAGAAGCGAGTTTCGATCAACCAGACACAGACTTTGCTAAGTATTTTGATCCTAATGCAGGGTTAACGGAAGAGCAGTTAAGATTAGGTTTGCCGACAGACGTAGAACCTGAAAAAGAATCGTTAAAAGACAGCATTATAAAGGTTCTTGGCGGCGAGGATATTATTTCTCGAGCGTTGGGCATAAGCGACTCACCTCTTGGAGATGCACAAAAAGCCATTTCTACGGGACTAGTCGAAGGTGCGGGAACGGTGGGTGTTGGTCTTGGACAAACTTACGATCAGATATTTAAACAGGACGACAACCCACTTACGCCGTATGATGAGAGTGGACTGTATAAAGCTGGACAAAAAATCTTTGATTTTGGACAGGAGATGTCTGATAAATTTTCTGAAATGTCGGACAGCTACGAGGGCGATCAGGAAATATACAAAAACCTCAAATCGTATGACGACGTCGTAGGGTACGGACCCGGTCAGGTTGATAGGACTCTTTTACAGGCCGCTGGTAAAAAACCCGGGGACATTGTTCAAATGGGTGCTGACACAGGATTTGATCTTAGCACTGCTATCCAGCAAGGTCTTAAAGGTGCGGGGTCCACGGCTGGTCCGTTAGTTGCTTCTGCTTTAAACATTCCTGCTGGTATACTTACGGGATTGGCAAGTCAAAAAGGTGAGCTTTCTATTGGGCTAAATAATTTTATTGAGAATGATCCTAGAATTGCAAACACAGAGCTTTATCGAAAAACACTAGCAGAAAATAACGGAGATGATGCATTAGCAAGAAATGCAATAAAACAAATAGCTCGTGGAGGTGGAAGAACTGATTTAGCCGCTCTTGGTTTAGGGGGAGGTGGTACAGCCGCACAAGTTGCTTTGCTTAATAAAGCTAACCCGATTGCAGGTATACTTGGAACAGGCCTCATCGAGGCTGGTCAAGAGGGACCCGGCGAGAGTTTTGCCACTAATACTATTCTTAACACTCTTATGCCAGAGTTAGGTTTACCTATGGATAAAAAAGATATCCTTGAGTCATCGACGGCTGGTTTAGGTGGAGGTGTAACGGTTGCTGGTCCTATAACAGGAATACAGCAGCTTGCTGCACCAAAGGGGCCAGATGTAACTACTGAAGGACCGAAGCAACCGGGTGGAGATCAAACATTTACGCCTACCAGCGCGACAGCAGGACAGATGGCTACAGATCCTCTTGGGATACAAACAGAGTATGAAAAAGCTGCGGGTCTTAGACCAGATACAGAGACATCTGCGGAATCGTTACTACGGCAACAGCTTGCAGAAAGCACATCTAAAAACTCTGTGTTAGATTTCAAAGCAGCGGGAGAAGCGTTAGATGCGGCTGGGGTTTCTTTAAACGAGGATCAGTTAACCGAGTCTATTAAAACGGCTCAAGAACAACATACCAATGATTTAATTGATCAATTTAGACTACAGGCCGAAGAATCTGTTCGTGAAAACAACAAGTTAAGTGAAGACTTTATAAACAACATGAGGACTCAGCTTGAACTAAACACAGGTTTGGATGCGACGAGAGCAAATGAAACTGCAAATAAAATTGTAAGTGATGCATTTAACAATCGATTTTTTACACCTACAGGGCAAAAACTTTATCAGGCGCAACTAGAAGCGGCTCTTGAAAAACCCCCAGCAGGTATTGAAAAGGCTATGTTTGTAAGGTCCCCAGACGTAACGACTGAAGGTCCGACTATGGGAACAGGTCAAACGGAAGAGCAATTAAGACTAGGGTTGGATGAAACGCAAGATACTGCTCCTAAACTTTCTCCTTTTACGGAAGAAGGAAGAAAAGGCATTGCTTCCTTGAATACGCCAGCGAAACTGAATCTATCTCCAGCAGAAAACGTAGAGGCTAAAACATCTATCCCTGCTGTTGATAAGACAACACCAGCTTCACCGACACCGTTTACACCAGAAGGAAGAAAACAAATCGAGGCTCAGACAGGTCCATCTAAAGTAAATCTATCTCCTGCGGAGAACGTAGAGGGGACGACAAATATTCCTGCGGTAGAACAAACTACTGCTGTTCAAGAAGAACAAACAAAACCATTTGTCCCTGTTATAGAGCAAACTATTTTACCGGGTGAAGATGATGAGGAAGAAACAGTCGAGGTAGAAGTTGACGACACAACGGACACTGCAACCGAGACTGAGACAGGTGCCACGGTAGAAATAGACCTGCCTTTTGTTCCGCCTGAAGTTACTACGGATTCAGATGGTAACGACTCTTTCAAATGTCCTGATGACACATACACCTTGGTGGCTGGTCCAGATGGTCCGATCTGCAAGAAAGACGTAAAAAGAAGCAGAATGAGGGCAGGTAGAAGCTTAAACCCATACACGAGGTTGAACATCCCAGAGGGATATAAAGGCCCGGGTCAAAAGACAAAAACAGTTACATCTGTAGAGACAGCACCTGTTAGCTCATGAACCTACAAGCCCTACCAGAAGAAGCCTTAAAAGAAATACTGGCTCTTACAGAGGCTAAGAAAAGATTAGAAACGAGGGAGAAAGCGCAAGAATATTTCATGCCCTTTGCTCATCACGTTTATGAAAACTTTATCGAGGGTAGGCACCACCGGATTATTGCTGAAAAGCTGGAAAAGGTTGCCCGAGGGGAATTGAAGCGGTTGATTATCAACATGCCACCTCGTCACTCGAAGTCAGAATTTGCTAGTTTTCTTATGCCAGCTTGGTTTTTGGGTCGTAATCCCAAGCTTAAAATCATTCAGGCTACGCACAATACGGAGTTGGCGGTACGATTTGGTAGGAAAGTGCGAGATTTAATCGACGATCCACAGTATAAAGACATTTTTCCTGACACAAACCTAAAAGAAGACAACAAGGGTGCAGGAAAATGGCAGACTGACAAGGGTGGTGAGTACTTTGCAGCGGGTGTTGGGGCTGCGGTCACAGGTCGTGGTGCTGATTTGTTTGTTATTGACGATCCGCACTCGGAGCAGGACGCTATGAGCGATAGTGCATTCGACAATGCATACGAATGGTACACGTCTGGGCCTCGACAGCGTCTTCAACCGGGCGGTTCTATTATAATTGTTATGACAAGATGGGGTAAAAAAGACTTGACAGGCCGTTTGATGGCTGCACAGGGCGGTGATGTGATGGCGTATCAGTGGGAAGTAGTGGAATTTCCTGCAATTTTACCTTCAGACAAGCCATTATGGCCCGAGTTCTGGGAAAAAGACGCATTATTGTCGATCAAAGCGTCACTTCCGGTAGGAAAATGGAATGCACAGTGGCAACAGACGCCAACTACGTCCGAATCGGCCATAGTTAAGAGAGAATGGTGGAAACCTTGGGAAAAAGAGCAAATTCCTCCTATAAAATACATACTTCAGGCGTATGATACGGCGTTTTCCAAGAAAGAAACTGCTGACTACTCTGCTATTACGACGTGGGGGATATTTGAACCGGAAGAGGGGGGTTCTGATAACATAATCTTGCTGGATGCCCAGCGTGGACGGTGGAATTTCCCTGAATTAAAGGAAAAAGCTTACGAAGAACACGAGTATTGGGAGCCAGATATGGTGCTTGTTGAGGCAAAAGCGACGGGTACACCACTGATTGATGAGCTAAGATTGCGTGGTATTCCAGCTTTGGGATTTTCACCGGGCAAAGGTAATGATAAGGTAAGTAGAATGCACATGGTTGCGCCATTGTTCGAAGCTGGTGTAGTATGGGCACCAACAGATAAAAAGTTTGCTGATGAAGTTATCGAAGAAGTTGTTTCATTTCCTAATGGCGATCATGATGATTTTTGTGATAGTATGACTTTAGCACTGATGCGTTTTCGCCAAGGAGGATTTGTTTCTTTAGAAGGTGAAGACGAAGATTTTGACGAGTACCGTCGTAAACGGGAGTATTACTAATGGCATTGCCACCGATTGTAGATTCAGGAATTGCAGCAGAAGATATGCTGCCAAACGAAGCCTCTGTGGACGTATCCGTACCACAACCCGAAACATTTGAGGGTGGTGCTGAGATATTAGACGATGGTCAAGGAGGCGCGATAGTTCAGGCGTTGACTGAAATGATGGGTCAACAAGCGGCACCATCAGTGCCTCATAATGCTAATTTAGCGGAGATGTTAGATGAAGGGTATCTTGGAGAGATTTCGTCAGAACTTAGGGCTTCTTATGAAGAAGATATGGAGTCCCGTTCTGACTGGGAAGAAACGTATACAAAAGGTTTGGACCAGCTTGGTGTCAAGTATGAAGAGCGTAGTCAACCGTTTGAGGGCGCTAGTGGGGTTACGCACCCGTTAATAGCGGAAAGTGTCACACAGTTCCAAGCACAAGCGTATAAGGAGTTACTTCCTTCGGGTGGGCCTGTGAAAACGCAGGTTCTAGGACTTCAGGACAGCGCCCGTGAAGAACAAGCTTCCAGAGTAAAAGAGTTTATGAACTACCAGATTATGGAAGTTATGGAAGAGTTTGATCCTGATATGGATCAATTATTGTTTTACTTACCCTTATCTGGTTCTACTTTCAAAAAGGTTTATTTTGATGAGGCCAAGCAACGTGCGGTATCTAAGTTTGTTCCTGCACAGGACTTGGTCGTACCGTATTCAGCCTCTGATTTAGCTACGGCGTCTCGTGTTACGCATGTACTTCGTATGGATGCAAACGAAATACGAAAGATGCAGATAGCTGGTTTTTACAAAGATGTTGATATTAGTGCCCCGGAAGGTGAA